TCAAGAATGTTGAAATTGATCATGTGTTGATTGACTTTGTAAAAACGAATCCAATTATGAGAAAATATACACAAGATGCGTTCAATGACCCCAATTTAGATTTAACAGCTATGGATGCCTATAAATATATATACACAGACAAACGAAAGTTTGATGTAATTGTGTATGATATAGCAAGAACTACTACGAATAATACAGTTATAGATTTTGATTCACATGACGACCATATAATTAAAAATCTACTTAGTGATGGAGGTGTATTAAATTACACTATGGATATGCGTGGTGAATTTGAAGAACTTGCACCTTTATATAAAAAGTATCTTAAATTAAAGAAAGGGAGTAACAAAAAACATCACATGATATTGATACAAACTGAAGATGATTTTAAACGTTTTAATGAACAATATCCAGTTAGTATTAATAAAAAACTAAAAGAGACTTATCCTAATAGTGAAATTGGTATCATGATGTATAATCTGAAATGCTCGTGTGGAAACTATCGTTATTATGAAGAATTATACTTTTACATTTCTAAACAACCATTCAATAAAACAAATGAAGATATAGAATTTTATCCGTTTGAAAACATTACAACAAATGTCTAACGTCTATAAGAATATCATGTTCAACTCTTTCAAGGGGTAATTTAACCCATAACTGGTCACTCATGTTATGTACTATTTTAGCTTCAAATGGTCCACCGACACTTATATAATTATCACCACAAGGGCGCCAATCTAAATCTCCTACATTGGACATTTCCTCTTTGATGATAAGAAGTCTGTAAATACCATTGAATGGTTTATTCTTAGCCAACATGAAATGATAATCATGATGTATTGTCGCCAAAAAATCTATTTTGTCTTTTAGTGTTCTGTGTCTCGTCGTACGTGAACCACTATATTCAATCACAGAATTGTTTATAATCTGACCAGATTTACATGAAATGCGAGAAGATTCTAAATCAACAATCCGCATATCTTCACCAACACGATGAGATTCATTAGGTCTCCATGTTGTTGTAAAATCAATATCTAAAAACGAATTATGAAGAACTTCTTCCCAGTAAGTAGCCTTAAGTGGCTGATGAAATGTATTATGGTAATTTGATATATTTTTTCTAATAGATTCAGTTAATCTATTTATATTATGACCAATGGATAGAAAGGTGGCCATTTTACTTACACCACTCATACTTACTGTATTGTCGATAATAGTTGTAAGTACCTCCGCGGCAATGATTTCGTCTTCAGACATATTTAAAGTTATCGGAGTATATTCAGACATGATGGAGTCTCGTGTGATTAATGATGATCTATTGAAAATTACTCCCGACTTAGGTACAGAAAGTGCACAAATTGTAATCGCAGATCCTCCCTATAATATTGGAAAAGACTTTGGAAACAAAAGTGATAAACAACCGATGGGTGAGTATCTTAAGTGGTGTGACGATTGGATCAAGGAATGTTTACGAATTTTACGCAAAGATGGTACAATGTTCATCTATGGCTTCAGTGAAATCCTAGCTCTCATCCTAGCTCGTATTCCAGAAGAAGTTAATAGACGGTGGGTAGTATGGCACTATACAAATAAAACAACTCCATCACTCAATTTCTGGCAACGTTCTCATGAATCTATTATTGTTCTATGGAAAGATTCAAAGGTGTTTCATAGAGACGACGTCCGAGAACCATACACCCAAGGATTCGTGAATGGCGCTGCCGGTAAAACACGTAAAGGAACAAAGGGACGCTTTTCTAAACAAAGTGAACCTACTGGAACCCCTGAACAAATTACTACAGCTGAAAAGGCAGTACATGATCAAGAACAAAAGATGAAGAATAATAAAAATCGTGATGTATCGGAAACCGATATTTTAAAGAATCTAAAAAAGGAAGTTGATAAACTCAAGGGTCTTGCAGCTGATACAACGTATACGGCACATCCCGGTGGTGCTCTTCCTAGGGATGTTATCAAAATACCAGCTCTAGCTGGGGGTGCTGGAAAGAATGAACGCGTGGATCACCCCACCCAAAAGCCATTGGAGTTATGTGAAAAGCTTCTAAAGTCATGTAAACAGCCACCAGAAAACGGTTATGTTTTTGTACCATTTGCGGGTTCTGGTAGTGAATGTGTAGCGGCGAAGAAGCTTGACCTACCTTACATTGGTGTAGAAATCAATAAGGAATATTGTGATCTTATTCACAATCGTATAAGTGGTATTCCGTAATCCAATTCTTCAAGGATTGGATCGTTTTTGTAGTCTATTTTGTAATACACCTTTTTTATACCACTACTCGCAAGAGCTTTGAAACAGTTAATACATGGATAATGTGTCACGTACGCCACACAATCATCGATGGAGGCACCCCTCTTCGCCGCATCCGTGATTGCGTTAATCTCTGCATGAATCGTAGCCTGTTCGTGTCCATCCCTCACGATAGACTTATGGTTGGTACCTGCGAGGAACCCATTGTAGCCCATACTGATGAGGCGGTTGTTCTTCACGAGGACACACCCCACCTTCAACCTCTCACACGGAGATCGAACAGAGGCGAGATCTGCGACGTTTATAAAGTATTCATCCCATGTAATGCGATCAGTCATTACGAACCTAAGTAAATGTATTATTCATTTATTTTTTAAGTAAAAACAAACATGACTCTCACCGATTTCGAACACAAGCTCGATACTCTCATCAAGACGTACCCGGATGGGGTGCCTCGTGATGAAATGAATGAATTTTTTGAATACACGATTGAAAACAAGGATGTCCTTCTTTACGGAGTGAGTGATGAACTACTCTATGCCGTGTGTGATAAAGCCTATGATGACAAACGTTTTCATACATATGGTGAAACCATTAGTGGGCTGTGCGAAGAGTTTAGGGAAGCGAAACCGAGTCCGGCTGCCACCGCGAACAAACAGTTCGAAATGAATAATTCGGTGAGGGAGAATGCTGTATCTTGGGCTGAAAAGGCCGCAGCTCACGATCAGAGGAACTATCTAGTATCTAACACACGAATGCTGGATATGTTGAAAGATATGATGGAACATTCGGACAAGATGGCGAGTGAAACCGAGAAAAATCAAGTCATTGTGGGTAAAATCTTCGCACTCAAGTTTGCACCCGAGCCAGTGAAGACACCTAGTATCTACGAGCGTGTGTGTAGAATGTTTTAATCACGTATTTCTTCGTGTATTCGGTCCAGATGAACCATCTTGTATTTAACGCGGATTTTTATTGGCCATGGTTAAAGAGGATGGGCGTTGAGTTTTAAATAGGATGACAAATAACGAACGGGTCGGTTTAATTTACAAAATTACAAGTCCATCTGGGAAAATGTATGTCGGTAAAACGGTCCAGTCCTTTTCTGCAAGAATGCGTCAACACACAAAAAAAAATTCGAGTTGCGTGGCACTGGCACGAGCAATCAATAAATACGGGTGGGACCAAATGAAACGTGAAATCGTCGAAGAGAATATCCCGGAAGATCAATTAAATGATCGGGAAAAGTATTGGATCAAAACGTACAACACGATGACACCGCACGGGTACAATCTTATGGAAGGCGGTGGTGAGGGTGGGACACATTCTGATATTAGTAAGCTTCGTGCGAAAGAAAGTAAGCAAAAGCGTGCGATAGTGAAAAATGGGTATCGGGGTTGGTGTAATGCGGCGCACGGTTTATTTTCGCCAGTGGTCAAGATAGATGGAGAAAACGTGTACATATCTCACGGTTGTAAAACTCGCGAAGAAGCGGTGGAAATTTTGCAGCGGTACACGGCTGATCCCGAGGGTTTTGAAATGCCCGAACGCATGAGACCGGCGGGTTCCGGGAGTGTACATTTCAATAAAAGACAGGGTAAATGGCATGCGAAAGGTTCCCGAGACAAACATATTGGATATTTCGACACCGAGGATGAGGCTAGACAAGTGTTAGAACGGTACAATGCTGACCCCGAGGGCTTTGAAATGCCCGAACGCAGGAGACCGAGGGGTTCCGGGTGTGTATATTTCAATAAACAAAAAAATAAATGGTGCGCGGAGGCGCCGCGGAACGGCAAGAAGAAGTTCCTCGGGTGCCACGACACCCGGAAGGAGGCTAGAAGTGCGCTTGATAAATATCTCATCTCAAATCCTTATCAGCCGTGTAGTACGTCTTCCCCTTAGTGGCGAAACTATGAACCCTAGCATATGCCCATGCTTGGGGAGATGCTCCCGGTCGGTGCCCGGTTCTCCATGCAGCGAGTCCCCTATTGTAGATGGTCTTCACAGTCTTTAGAGGAATGCCAGTAGCCTTAGCAATATCTGGTAACGACTTGACATCTGATCCGTACCTTTTCCTAAACTTTTGGGTGTAGGAGGAAGTCTTTGTCTTTCTTCCTTCGTCTGTTCGGAACTTGGTATAGTCCTTCTTGAGCATCTTCTTGTAACGAGTTTCAACCTCCTTGAGAGTCCCAAGCCCCCTGAAATATTTGAGGGGTGCATAGACTTTACCTTCTTTTCCACGCAGTTGCCCCACCTTCTTGGTGATGGCAGCATCAGTAAGAGGCATCTTACTTTTTAGTGATATTTTTTATCACACAGAATAGAAATGGGACGAACGTGTTCTCTGATGATATGTGATAGTACTAGACCTAAACATATTGATTTATTTTTCAACAGTGTATGGGGTAGGTACGATGAGCCAGTTAATCTTGAATTAAATACAGTACATTGTAATAATATATCTCTAAGAAGGATTCTATCTATGAAGAAGGTACTGGATCATCATAGACCAAACTCTCGCAAGTATGTGGAAAGTAGTACGATCATAGTTGGATCGCAAATCGCACGTAGGGTCTTACAAGTTGGACTATTTCTTGTTAGACCTGAGAAACCCGTGTTTATTAAGGTCGCCCCATGAGTTTCTTCACATGCTCCACGAACGTCTCCCCACGATGAGATTCCGGGAACGTTTTGAAGTACAACGTAAATACGTCTGTACCATTTAAATGAACGTGGAGGAGATAAATCAAGAACACCACGACGTTGAATATCGCATCCTCTGTGTTTAAAAGAGACCTCGACGGATCTTTTACATAACTGAGTAATGCAAATAGAATCTCTAAACCAATTATAACTACCCTTTTA